TTAGCATATAATATATCTCCCACCACAATTTGTGCAACTGTTGCTCTATTAGAGAACACAAAATAATCTGTTCTCGCAACACATCCATCAGCTAATGTATATCCCCCTTGAGGTAGACCATTAATAAACATTGATGGGTTTTCACAATCATAACAATTGTTGAAGCTTGTTAAAGACTCAACACTAATAAGTGATGTAGCTGTAGTTGAAACTGGGCTTGAGTAACAAATATTATTATACTCTACAAAATTAGGGAAACTAGCAGTTGTAGTAAGTTTTCTTAGTACTATAGTTGCAGAAGTTTGACATTCCGTATATATAGCGTAATTATATTGTGGTGTTGCTCCACAACCTGAACAACTACTATATGCAGAGTTTAATGCTGCAGATGAATCATAAGAAGTTGCAGCGTTATCTATTATTTCCCAACAAGTTGAACCAGTAAACTCTGGGTTTGGCGCACTAGCAGCGCCTGTAATTTCTATTACTATACCATTAGCTAAGGTTGGCGCTGTTAAACCTGTAACTCTTACTTTGTAAGTCGGTGTTGTTGTAAAACATTGTCTTATTTCAACATCTTGGAATGTAGCAGCTGCTGGAACTGGCGTTGGACTAGGTGGCGCTGTACAATCTACAATTGAATCAACAACTCCAAGTGCACTAATTAATAAAGCATATCCACTATCTAAGTTTGGATAATGACTATTTACATTTGTTACACCATACCATTTAAGACCACCGTTCCAAATATTAGTCAGTCCAGAGTTTGTATATATTATATCATTTACTTGTATCGAAGCTACATTTGCTCTTGTTGTATACATGCTATTGGTAGCTTGAAGTGGACAAGCAATACTGGAAGCACTTTGTCCATTTCCAACTGTGTTAGTCGAGAAAATTTCAGTCCCGGTTGCTGTAGGCGTAGGTGTAGGCGTTGGTGTAGGCGTTGGGGTTGGGGTTGGTGTACACGCTCCGCAATTAGCATAAAATGAAAGCCCTGCTGCATCTACTGATGAAGTAGACCCCGTTGGAGAAGGATTTTCATAACATGTTCCATTATATAAGTAAACTGGTTCAAATGTGCCTGGTGAAATCAATCTAAATATTTGTGTTGCAGTTCCGCCACACGCATTATATTCTTTGTAATCATAAGAAACTGTGGGTACTGGCGTTGGTGTAGGCGTTGGTCCTGGAGTAGGCGTTGGTCCTGGAGTAGGCGTTGTACCACAAGCGGCACAGTCAGCATAACTTACTAAACCATTTACATTTATAATAGATGTTAACCCAGTCGGTTGTGGGTTATAATAACAAATACCACTATACTCAACAGTAGGTGGAAAAGTTCCTCCTTGAACTATTCTAAAAACTTGTGTTCCAGTTCCAACACATTCAGTGTATATTTTGTAATCGTAAACTACTGGAGTTGGAACAGGGACTGGTGTACCACAGTTAGGGCATGATGTTTCTGCAAATAAAACTCCTGATGCTTGTTGCCTATATATTGATTGGTCTGAATACCATCCATCAGGCGCAAAACTAGTTAAAGCTGCATCTAAAAATAATGCTGTAGCTGTTGAAAAGCTAGATGAGCTATAATAATATGTTCCTGTTGTTGCCATTTACAATTTTACAAAGTTAACTATTTATACTGAACATCTTGAATCTCCACATCCTGCTACTTTAAATGTTACTTCACCACTACTTCCTGTTCCATCAGTTGCGTATAAAGAAGCACATCCCACTACGGCACCTCCAAAAGAATATTGAACTTCATCTCCAACCACCACTCCAAGAGTAGTGTTGGACTTTAAATATACTGCCTCTAAACTTACACAATTAATACCTACAAAATAATCATAAGTTGGTATTACAGGTGAAGGGACTGGTGTAGGCGTTGGGGTTGGGGTTGGGGTAAACGTACAGTTACAACAAGCATCAAATAAACTTGTTGATGAATAACATAATTCTTGCCCAATTGAATTTCTTAAATCATATATTAAATATAATTTATTACCCAGTGAAGGAAGCCCAAATTGCGCACTATATAAATTGGGGGCATCGCTTGTGTTAATTGGAGTTGCTTGAACTGAAGCAGCTAATAAAATACTCATGTCAGTTGAGTTGTTTTCATACAGAGCATCGGTTCTTAAATATCTAAATTCATTTTCAGTAGGGTCAAATTGAAAATTATCAAAATTAATTTTGTTAGACCTTACTGTAATTGTTGCTCCATCTGGAGGTATAATATTTGAACCTTGAGGCCCTTCTAATTCTCTATACTGAGAAACAACTGGGTCGTTAGGACTTGATATAAATGTAACTAAATCACTCTGAATTGGAGATGTGACAGTAGAATCTTTCCAAGAATATTCAGTGTGAATAAATTGATTAGCATTTGCATTAGTAGATAAAGTAATACTATAAACACTAAACAATTCTTCTTCTGGACATTTTACCGTTACCTGAATTGTGTCGTTTACTATTGCATCTGACGAAACAATCAGGACAACTTCAGTAGGCGTTGGATTAGGTTTTGGAAATACTAAAGTTCCGCTTTGATAAACAATCCCAGTAGTGTAAGTTACTCCATCATATATAGCTTGAATAGTATATCCAGTTCCAGATACTTGACCTTCAGTTTCAATATCTACTCCTGCTTCCGTAACAACTTGCTGCTCTGTTCCCTCAGTAACTATTAAATCTGTATTTTCAAAAGGTATAACATAATCTATTTCTACATAGTACTGGTTAGACGGAGGCCCAGAATCTTCTCCTATATCGACACAATAGACAAATTCTTGACCAGCAACAATTGTAATGTTTTTTGTAACTCCACAAGCTGTACATAACTCTGTCTCTGGCTTTACAATTGTGTTTGTAGTAAAAACATATTCTTGCATATAAGGGTCATACCCTCCTAATTTTTGGGTTGCAGATGCTTCAGCAAATAAATCTCTAAACCAGCTTCGCATACCTTCATTAGAAATAACTGTAAGTTGTTCATTCTGAGCTGAACTACCTGTAAGTTTTATTACAACATTTCTTTTTGCGTCTGTAAAAAATTTGTTCGCACCAAATTCTGCAAAGCTTTCTGGGTGATTACTTATACCATAGTCTTCAATACGAGCTATTTGTGTTCCTAATACTTCAGGAACAGAAGTTACCGCTCCGCCTCCTACAGCGTCAGATAATAAATTTTTACCTGCAAGTACATAAGAAATTTTATCTTCTTGTAAAACTAGTATATCAGTTTCTCTTGCAAACAATATTTCTACATCTCCATAAGTTTCTTCTAAAGGCTTAAAGTTAAGAAGCCCTAGATTAAACTCATTAAGTCTGTTTACATTTGATTCATCATTAAATACGCCACTGTACGTTAAATCAGCAAATCTATGCGCAGCTTTGTATTCTTCATTAGAAGTGGTAAAAGTTCTGTTACCTAGAGTAACTTGTTCACCTTTGATTGAATCTCGTATTTTATTACTTTCCACTCCGTTTCCAAAAGCATAACAATTAAAAAATCCAGTATTAACAATCCCTGGCTGATTTAATGTTTGATTTTGCACATTCCCTAAATGAAAATCTCCATTTATATCAAATGACTCACTGTTCTCGTACCATACATCAGCTAGCGCTTCTTCTGGTTCTGTTTCAAATACATAAGTTGAATTAGCTCTTGATATTGTAAAATTAACTTTTACTGATGATTCTCTGTGTTCTTCTCCAGCTCCTCCACCACAAGAGCTAGAACCTGATACTAATAAATATATGTTGTTTAAAACTTGGTCTACATAAAACCTATAATAAAAATCGGTGTTAGGCGAAGTTGCTGTAGAACCAAAATATGTTGCTGATTTAATTTCATCTGCTGTTAATACTTCATTGTATTGAGTTACACTTTTTGCTCCTGTAACCGGAAACGGTGGAAAATTTTGAGATGTGTTAGGTGTAGGTATATAACTATTGACTATAGACTCATCTTCAGCTACCGTTTCTATTCCTTCGTTTAAAGTTAAAGCTATATTGTCACCCTCAAACCATTCTTGCATATTTCCATAATCCCTAGATGCAGTAAAAGTTTTAACTAACGTATAACTTTTTTCTAAACAAGCTTCGTTTTTACTAACTCCATCTCTTCTAAACTCAAACTCCATTTTTATTCTTGTGCCTACAGGAACATCATAAACTAATGTAGTGGCAACCACACCTGACGCTTGAGTTGCTGTAAACATTGGATATGCTACAACTGGGTATGAATTTTGTGCACCTTTAGCAGTGCTTGGCAATACTTGACTATTAATAATTGCATCTTCAGTTGTATTGATTACAAAATTAGAAGCATTAATTTTCATATATGTTCCTCCAAATACTTCTAGTTCATCTCCAGCATCATCATAAATTTTAATAAAACCTGCAGCCTGTGCTTCTTTTTCTAAAACTGTTGCGTATGTACAATTATTTATTGCGCCAGTTGAATCTGCTTTTACAATCAACCTATCTCCAGCTTCTACTTTTTGTGCATTTTCTCCTTCTAATAAAAAATATGAAGAGTTTGTTCCTGACTCACTATAAGCTATATTACTATATATTGTTTCATAGTTGCTTTTTGTAGGCTTTATAACAAACTTATATTTAGTAGCCCATAAAGGCGCTTGTTGAGACTCTGGAATTTGTACTTGAATATAATTTTTTTGATTTGAAAGATTACATGGTAAATTAACAGAATTAAACTCACTTACTTGAGCGGTTGATGCTCTATTAAAGTCATCCATATAGACCATTCCTATTTCGTAGCCTCTATTACTGTGTAAACTTGCTATTGATGGTGCAGTTCTTATTTCAGCAGATACATTGGTAAATCTTAAATAAGCAATTATTGGATTTAAAGGCGCTGACCCTTTATCATAAACAGCTGCATTAGCTTGTATACCTATTTTATAACTTGTAGCACTCGTTATAATTTCTAAAGGCTGGCCAGCAGGAGCTGTAGGTGTAGATGAAGTTCTTCCAGTTTGAACTAGATTAGTATAAGTTGAATCAAACGTTAAAGGTAAAGCTGCATTAAAAACATCAGTTAAAGTTAAACCAGTTGAAGCTGTTGTTATAGGTTTTATAGTAGAAAGAGTACCTATTTTATCTACAAAATCTGAATCAGTTGCTAAGGCATTTACAGAAATGTAATCTTTAATTAAAGTATAACTCCAAGTCACAAATACAACATCTTCAAAAGGAACAGGAGTTGGGGTTGAAGTAGCATAATTACTAGCATAAGCTATTCCAAACGTAAATGTCAATGTAGCTCCTGCAGTTAAAAACCCTTTTGGATTGTTAGGCAAAGGAACTGCTGGAAGTAAATCTACATAAAAAACACTATCATCAATTTCAACTGCCGGTGCTGTAAATCCTGGTGGGTTTATAGTATATGCAGCTCCCCTTGCTTCATTAGCTTTTATAGATGTTAAATTTATATCTTCACTTTTTAAAATTGATTCAAAACTAAAATCTACAGATGTACCATTAGAACTTTTTAAATCGTACCCTTCATAATAATTTCCATATACCAATCTATTCCCCATTAATGTCTGAGCTTTAGCAAGCTGTGGAACATTGTCATATAATCTTAAAATTTCTGAACTAGGCAATACAGTGTATATTTTTCGATTTGTAAAAGTTTCACTTACTATTGTGTTTACAGGATACCTGTCCCTTCTACTTACATTATAAGTCTCTACAACTTTTATAGTTGAAGAATTTGACTCCTTGAAAACAACCTGCACAGCAATTACACGTTCATCTCCTGTATTAAAATTTATAGTTACAGCATTAAACCTATTAATCATTCCTTCATTTAAATAACTATTAGAACTAAAATTAAAAGAATTAGGGCTAAAAGCAGGTTCAGTAAATTGAGATATTGCAGAGTACTCGTTGTTATCATACTTATATCTATAAGCAAAACAAATAAACTTATCTTCTAAATACGCATCTGTAATACTAGCTACATTAAAAACAGTAATTGTAGGTGCGCTGGTTGGTGGTTTTTTTATAACCATTATATCTACCTGATTAAAATCATCAGTTAATACTGCTGGTCTGGGGTCTCCATAATTTTTATTAATGTTAATTACTCGAGGAGGGTTTGTGTTGTCTGTAAAAAATAATAAATTATCTATTTTATTAACACCTGTAATAAGAAAATTTGGATTAAAATTTAAAGTTGTATCTACACCATTTCCATTATCTATACTAATAACATGATAAATAAGTTCGCCTGTTTCTACATCAAAAGAAACAATTAAATCTAATTTACCAGTTGCTCCTTGCGTAAACGCAGGGTCGTGAACAAACCAATATATAACTAAATTAGCTCCATCTTCAAAAGCTCCTATACATCTAGCCTGAGAACTTAATGGTGTTCCATCAACATATTGTAGGGTTGTTAAAGGTATATTTCCTTTAGAGTTTTCAACAGCCCCAATCTCAGAGTCTTCTGTAGAACCCAATCTAACATTTACAGCATTTATGTATTCACCATTAGGTATAAGCCTTTCATCTAGGCTTTTATTCATTCGGCCAGCTATAAAATTTCTTTGAATGTTTGCCATTTTATTTTATCCACTTATCTTCACCTCTCATGTTCATAAGCAATCTACTTGGGTGAATGTTACTTAATCTGATTTTTGCATTTCTTAATAAAGCTTGTTTGTTTTTTCTAGCTCTATTAACAATATACTCTTGTACGCCAAATTTACTATTTAATAAAGCATATTGTATGTAAGCATAAATATAATCTTCAAATAATTTATTTACACTCATTTTAGAATCATCACCATTTTCCATTCCATCAGATATGTATTGTAAAACACATTGTCTATTTGCCATGGTAGAATCAAAATTAATAACTCCAGCTTTTTTATCGATAGTAAACGTAGGGTTAATGTTAGCTGTCTCAGTATTTAAACCATACCTAGCGCCAATTCTTGAGTTGTATATATCATCATCACAATCAATACAATTTTCATTTACATCTGCTTCATTATTTTGATTTAAATAAATACTATTTAAAGAACCATTTTTTCTAGCTTCATCTAAAGTTGAACTAACTACAGTTGCATTGTTGTCAGCGTCATAAGTAAATGTAGATGAAGAGGATTGAATAAAAGAAACTGCAGATTGAACTTGTATGTTTTCTGTTAGTTCTCTTAAAGTATTTCCTTGAAACAAATAAAGCTTTACCCAGTTTACGTAATCCGAAGGTAAAACAAATCTTAAATCATCATAAACTGTAAGCTCTAAATTTTTAATTTCTTTAAAAGCGTCATAGTTTAATTCTTGTATTCCACGTTTTGCATGAAACAATATCTTAAACCTATTAACATTGTTTACTAAACCATGATTACCAGCATACATTAATTGAAAGTTCTTTACCACATCTTCTAAGCTTACATATTGGTACGAACCCCAATTAGCATCTGTTGGATTAACACCATCATTAGTATAATATTTTCTTTGATTTATATATGCCATAATTATAAATTAGTTTGATTTTGTTGTTGGTCTTCTAATTGTCCAAATTGAAACACGTCAGCCTCTCTAATTGATATGCCTGCGTACTGTAATATCTTAGCCACTAAATTATTAGAGTCATCAATAGGCAATTCAAAATCTTGATAATCTGCTTGAGTTTGGTCAAACAATGGTTCACCTCCATACAATGTAACATAAGTCCATTTAGGGTCTAAAGGATACCTAATGTATTGAGCCTGTATATCGTTTACATTACTAAATGTGTTTGGAAACACGGTTAGCTCACTAGCCTCTTGAACATAAGCTGGAAACGTTGTTGATGGAGAGGTTAAAAGAGAACTGTTCAGCATAGTAATTTTACTATGAGAAACTTTTTCTGCCTCACCCTTTAACTCTCCTCCAGAAAAACAAAGAACTTTATTAAGTAAATAATAATCAGAACCTGTTGTGGATTGAGATGGTAAAAAATAAACGTTTTGAGTTTTTTGTGTAAGGAACGCAGTTATTGAAAACATATCTATAACCTCTTCATATCCTTTTTTAATATCAGCATATCCCGTTCCTGACACTCTCGCATTCTCTTCATTAATTTGCTGATTGTATCTTATAAAATATTCGTCAAAAATATCTAACTGAGCCTGTTTAGCAAACAAATTAAAATCACCTGGAGATATATACCCATAGTTATTCTTGTTGATAATAGCAAGCACAGTATTTCTTACAGAATTTATCATTTGAAAATCTTTTTACAAAGATACACAAAATAAAAAAGCACCCTGATTTGGGTGCTTCTTCTTAATTTAGTACAATACTTAAACTAGTTAA